ATCGGGTTCTTCTTCGGGAATAATACCTTCATCATTTTGCTTTAATCGCAAAACTATCTCGGCTTTTGTACCGTATACGGGTAGACCACGCTCTTTGCATAGGTTGCGTAGTTCCGCTACGGTGAGTGAATCGTACTGTAGTTCAGTAGGGAATGGGTTTGTATCAGCAGGTGGGGGTGCTACTGGGTCGCTCTTGACCTCTACTTCTTCAACGACTTCCTCTACGGGTTTAGCAGGTTCTTCCACAGTAGTAAGAAGTTTAAGACCCCAGTCATGTATCGACCGAATATTATCCAATGGTATTGATTCATCAAATGGTAACTCATTTACAAGACAAAACCATTCAGCATAACCCGCTAATCCCAATTTTCGACACTGGTTAATTGAATAAATCATACTTTCACCTCAATACTTTAAAATGGTATCACGAGCAAGTACCTTGATACTCTTTGGCATAATCTTCATTGTACTCTTCATTGCACCTTTGTCATCAGGAATTTGCATTGGTGCTTCGACAATGTAGTATTCGTCAATAAGAATAACAATTTTTTCAGTATTGGAGGCAGAAGTACTCCCTCGTGCTTGCTTTTCAAATTCAACAACAATTTGATTGGTTGTTGCGCCTTCATCATTTACACTAAACGACGTACCTGCACGCATTTTATGGTAAAACACAGGGTCATCAACAACAATCTCCATAGTCATCTCGTACGAGGTTTGACCCTCTACCATAATGGAAGTGTTACGACTACCCGCAAAAGGTACTTGAGATTCAGCCGAATCTGTAGCAACGTGTGTGTTATTGATGGTATGGAAACCTTGCATACCTGTCGAGCCAGTAAGACTGAAACTCAATACTTGCGCTACAGTAATACCAGCAGTTTTAATTTGTCCATTGTAAAACATAAATGGTTTTTGTGTACCAATACCAATACCTGATTTCAAACGCTCGGTTGCATTTTGTGCAGTATCATCAAACATACGATGTGCGACATATCGACTTGTAGATGTACCGGGTGTATCAAGACGACCAGTGTCGGTGAACGTCAATGCCGAATTGAAATTAACAGACAATCGCAAAGCGGCATCATTATCTGTTGTAAGAGTAAAATCAGTTACTTTACAGCCACGATAAATACGTGTTAGTTCCTTTGAATCGGTTGTAGTACCAATCGCACCTGCACCTGAAAACGCAACATCGCTTCGACGTTGAGATACTTCAAGACAAAATGAAGGTACTTCACTACGACCATACAATAGATGCGTAACAGAATTAGTGACTGTTTGACTTGTTGCGCCAATAGTAGGTGGATTTGTGCCGGATGTAGCATAATCCAACAAAAATACAGTGTCAGTACTTCCTATTGAACCTGAACTTTCAGCACCCGATTTGTGATTAAATTTTAATGGCTCATCGAGATAAATTACATTATCAGGTTCAGATACACCAATAATACGACGAATTTCATAAGGATTTGCTTTATCAAAATCCCTATCATCAATAGTCCTATCCCATGTACCTTGCGTAGCCGCATGGTCAGTGACAATATCCACTACAGTATCTTCTTCGTGTTGTATTAAAACGTATTTTCCCGCAGCAAAATTTGTTTTTGAATGCACTGTTATGTGCGATTCACCAGCATGGGCGGCGGCAGTGAGGTAGGTGTTGGTACTTGAATCACCAATAGTTCCAATTATTTCGTTACCTAAACAATATTTCAACCATCGGGCTGAATGAAGATTAACCTCAAATGAACCACCTTCTGTAATGAACTTACCGGGTACTTGCACCGAAGTATCTCGACCAAGCCCGACAACGTGGTATCTCTTCAAATCAACTTTTGTTTCAGGTAATGCAATTGCATTTGCAATTCCCAAAAACTGGTCAATCAGTAATGATTCACTTGGGTCAGCAGTATTACTTGCGGCTCCATTATAAGTATGATTAACAGTGTCCATTGGTGGTGTTTTGTAAGGTAGAATAAACAATGTATCGCCTGAAGAAAAAGTTGTTGAAGCCATTGCTGGACTTAATTTAATCGTTGTAGCATCATTTTCAATAATGGTAAAAATTTTACCATCAGTATCAGAACCGAGTCCACTAAATGTGACTTGAGAACCTACCAGTGCATTTTTTGGATAATTTAGACGATGCGAAGAATCAAACAATACATTGTTTTGTTCCGATGAAAATGTAATTGTAGCAACATCACCACTGTTTGAGGCACTCATTGTAACGTCAGTACCATGACGGATAATCAAGCCCGTTTCCGGAGCAAATAAGACTTCTGAAACATCTCCCTTGTAGACTGTCGATGGCATTTTTTATCACCTATGGTATCAATTCTGCGAGTATCACTACTTCTATCTGAAACGTCATACGAAATAGAATTTTGCTACGGTCACTTAGGTCGGTTCGTGTCTTGAATACTAACCGGTCAAAATTCGTTCCATCCCCCTTTCGCTTACTGTGGACAAGTCTTCGTATCTCGTTCTCAAGTAGTTCCAAGTGTTTCCTACCCTTAACTGTTCTCATGTCTACGGTTATGTTTATACGTGTTGTAACAAAATCATAGAACAGTTCAGGTGCTTCTTCGTTGTGCGCTGTTTCATAAAGTAATACGAAATCGTGTTTTTGTAAATCAAGACGCTTGCCGTGTTCAGGAGAAGTATCGGTAATATCCAAAACGACTGGACGAAAATTACCAGTGTTGGCTCGGTTCCAATCTGTTTTAAAGATGTCAAGCAGGGCCGTAAGACCTTCCTTCCACGTTGCAACCATGCTATCACCGCTTCTTCAATCGTAGGCCGTATGTATCGCCCATCGGAACTCGACGTACTTCGGCTTCTTCGATGGTGTCTTGGTACGTTTTTAAGACAATTTCACCATTAACGTAGCGCATCCCGTTGTTTGCAAGTTCAGGGTGTATTCGTAACATGCTCTCGTCTGTTGCTTTCTTTAGCCTGTTTTCTTCGTTCTTGTTGAGAGGCAAGCCTTGTTGATTGATAATTTCACCATCTTTCATCATGAAACCAAGTGCGACGAGTTCGATGTTTTGCATACGTTGTCGCAGGTCAGGTGGGCTATTGACAAGTTGTTCAATGATGTTTCTTTGAAAATTGACATCCTTCAATAGCAAAGCGTTGGCTTCTTCGTGGTATCTTTCGCCCTCTTTTGACCATTCACGAATAGGACTTTTTCTCAATTGAACACCACCATTTCAATGTACTTCGGTAGGGTTCGGTCGATTTCAGATTGATACAATTGTATTTTACTGGTTAAATCAACGTTTTGAGTACCTTCGGGAATCAACACACTACGGTCATCAGCCATGAGCAATTCGATAGCCACCATCTTCGTACAGATGTCTTCAATGGCTTTTTCCAAGTAACGCTCACCATAAACGTAGGCTACCTTAATTGCGTTAAATTCAAAGAAAGGATAAGAGTTGTTGAAGTAAACAATGCCCTCTTCAAAGTCCATCCACCAATCACGAAGTCGTGCGTTATCTCCACTGCTTGAACCACCTTGCAAGTCTACCAAAAGCGATTCTTGGGTGATTGTACCACTAATGTCGCCTAATGCTGAACCAGTGACAACGACACAATCCAAAAACGAAGTTGCTGTTTTACGTAAATAACGAAATACTGTGTCGCCTTTGACACAAACACCTGCGTCCACAAAGCCAGTTGTGGAGTTCACATTGACAGTGGTCGATGATACACTGGTTACAGTAGCCGTGTTTGTTTGCGTTTGTGAGATTTCAATGTTGGAATTTGTAGTAACTATACTGCAACTCTCACCTGCTTTGACAGGGCGCATGGAGGTTAATTTGACTATACCTGTGCCATAATCGCTGTTTGCTGTTGCCAAGAACTCGTTATGAACACCCACGTTTGACGTAGAGCCTTCCAATGTAAAGACTGGAGAAAACTCAACAGTTGCTTTGTTTACACGGTCTTCTTTGTTTACCAAATCCGCAAAATTTTGAGCCACTGTAGTAGCGTCAAAATCGTCACGCCATTGTCCTGAACCAGTACCTTGTACAAGAGAAGCAACACTACCATTACCGGGTGAAATGTAGATACCTGCGGTTGCCAAATCAGATACATCATCAAACTTGATACGTGCCTCCGCACCGCATATCTCTCGATAGTCATCACCCTGCCACAACTCGATGCGTAGCATTTGTTGGACGTTGCGGAATAAGAGTGGTGCAGTACCAACATAATCTGTATAATATCGTCGTCGGTATGGCTTGTAAGTATCGAAG